AGCAGGGATTACCTGGGTTGATGAAATCCGGTTCTTATTGCACATCAAGTACGAATTCACGAGTTCGTTGCCTCATGGCTGAAATCATTGGAGCGCCATGGTGTATAGCTATGGGAGATGATTCTGTTGAAGGATATGTTCCTGACGCTAAGCGTTTATATGCTCAGCTCGGACATACCTGTAAGGATTATATCCCATGTGCTGTAACCCCTGAGGGCGATCTAGATAAAGTTAACTTCTGTAGCCATGAGCTATCAGAGGGGAAGTTTTGGTTGACTTCGTGGCCCAAAACTCTCTTTCGGTATCTATCTAACGCCAAGCCCGAGATTGACGACCTCGAGGCTGAACTCTGGGGTTGTCCTAAATGGCCTAGAATCCGGGAATATGTCTGTCGTGGGAAACCGCCAGACAAATCTGATGACAAAGACCAAGCGCAGGGTCCGTGTCCTGGAGTCCGCGGTGAAGAGGGTTGTGATCGCTCCTTCGAGCGCCCCCCCTCGCCGCCGGCGCGCCAGGAACAAGAATTCCCAGGAGGTGGTTGTGGCGAAGACCGTTACCGTTCCAGCTTCGGCTGGTTCAGTTTTGGTTCGCCCTAATCCCCAAATGCGGTCGGTAGGTGTGGGCACACTAGTTCGAAATGTTGAGGTGACCTCAGGGTTAACTGTAGGAGCCACCGTTTCGAGCCTGGTCTTTCAGTGTGTCCCCTACCAAGTTGGTCCGTGGCTAGCTGGGCTGGCAGCGAGTTATAGCAAGTGGAGATGGAGGAAGCTTCGCTTCCTCTACTTGCCTATTTGCTCCACCAGCCTATCTGGCTCTGTGCACATGGGGTTGCAGTACGACAATGTCGACTCCCCCCCCTCTACTGCTGCCACCGTTAGTGCGTTGAGTAAATACACTACCGGACCTGTGTGGAATGGCTTCCAAGTTGCTCCAGCTATGAAAGACATTTCCATAGGAGTCCCCGCTGGCAGTATTTGCGTTGATGTTGACGTGAACCGGTTTTCGAAACCTTGGTATCCGTTTACAACCGCAAGTACTTTTAGCGCTCAGAGTGAAATTGCCGCATCCCTTGCAAATGAGTACAGTCCCGCTAGGTTGATAGTACTCACTGCGGATGG